GACCGATATTCATCGATAGGACAGCGCTCTCCATAAGTTGTCGGACAAAGACAAGAAACCAATTCATTGGTTACTACACTATTCCAAAGATGATGGTAATAGTGGAACATGGTTCTTTCTGGATTGGCCAAATTAGGAACTAGACGTACTAGGTAGGTCTTTCCAATTTCCAATTTCATAAAATCGCGGAAATTTCCGCCATCTCCTGAGGTCTTCTTGGTAAGGGCTTCTTTGATGGATTCGAATAGGTTGGCTGTGTATTTCATGGTTTAGGTTTGTATGTATGTGTGTTAAATAATATTGGTTTTGGTGGAAGATGTCAACTCTTCTTTTAATAAAATGTGAATTTTGGAAGTGATGTCCTTGATTAAAGATTTGGCTTGGGCTGATTGATGATATCGATTGCGAAAGGCGAAGAAGTGTTCCGTCAAATTAGGTTCCCATACCGCATTCTCTGTCATAACTGATAGCTTGGAAAAGTCTAACAACTCCATAAGACAATATGGATTAATTTGATAGGTGCGGTAATGTTCCAACCAAACAAAACTATAATTTTCTTTATAAAAAAGATAATCCTGTAATTGAATTTTTTTCTCCAAACAAAAATTAATAATAAATTTAAAGCTCTCTTTAATTCTCAAAAGTTGCTTGTCTGGTGATTGATTATTTTTCTGTTGTTGGCTTAATGTGTAAGCCTTGATAGCAGCCCTAGTCGTAAAATACTTTAACGATGGAGTGGGTTCTTCGGGGTGTAAAAGTCTAGGAGCTTCAAAAAAATCCTCTAAATTAATGTGCTTGAATTTAGCAAAAAATTGACTTAATTTGCGAAGATAAAGAAGGGTTGATTCTTCTATTTTGGAAAAGTCTTTGCGTGGTTTCCAAGGAGAGCCATTACGAAAATGTTTTAAATGGCAATTATAAATTTGTTGTTCTAATGAAGTGACGTTCAATTGGAATTGCTGGTTGATTGTTTTTGTTTAAATCTAAAAATCTTCTTATAAATGTTTGGTGTCACACTTAAATAAGTTTTAATTATATTCTGTAAATTGTGATCTTCTAGCAACGCAAAATAAATTTTTTGAGTCTTTTTATCTTCTATTAAAATTTTTAAAAAATTTAAAAAGTTAAGCCTTTTTCCTTTAGCAATACAAACAAAAGATCCGAATTTGAGTGTAATATTTTCAAATTCTGTCAAATCTGACATTTCAGACGGATTGACCAATTCTTCTATTTGCTGCGAGGAAGTAATAATCATGATGGTTTATTTATCGGCTTTAGGTTTTTTGTAACCTCCATGAATAAAGGAGTAATGATTCCTCCACCAGCATGTGGATGTCCGCCACCGTCACAGATCTTTTCCGCAAAAGATCCCACGTTGATCGGATCCTCAAAGGAATTTTGTCTTATACTAACCTTTTCTGATTTGCTGTTAATAAAAAAGAAAATATCTGGTTTGTGTCTTAGCATTAATAAATCATTGGTTATGTTGGAAAAATTTTCTGCTAGAATGGCTAATACTTTCTTTTTCTTTGAACCAAAATTAACATACCCTTCAAATAATGGAAGTTTGTTTGTCTCATCTTCTGCTTCTTTCTTAATAAAAGCTATAGCTCTTTGTTGTTCTGAGGTAAAATTTTTAAATCCGTTGAAATAATCCTTAATAAATTTGGAAAAATTATTACGATATTCGGTCCAAAAAAGAATATTTAAATCATAAGATTGTGGAATATCTAATCGGTAACAATCATAGTCATCAGCCAATGCTATTAACATTTTTTGATTTTGAGAGCGTGCTGGAAATTTGTCTCCTTTAAAAATTTGTGACATTAACAAAGCATTGGAAGACAATGTCTTGTGTATAATTTTTGCATTTTTAAATCTAGGAATAAACTCCTCTGAAGTGGAATGGTGATCTATAAAAGTAACATGATTTAAATCTAAATCTGATAAAAATTCTTCCCGGAGAGAAAGGTCTAAAATAAAAGTAGAACACGGACCATTTACTTGACTTATAGACTTTTTAATATTGTCTACCTGCATATTATTAATACTGTCGTAGGTAATAGTATCTTCTGGAAGAGCCCACAGGAGGGTTAATAAGCTAACAGCTCCGTCTAGGTCTTTATGTGTATAAGCATGGTAACAGGCCATAATGTTATTTATTGATGCTCTATTGATATCACTCTTCGTCTAAAGATTCTATTGCCCTAAGTGTGTCTGATATGCTAGCAACATTGCTGGTGGATCCTGGTAAATTTTTCTTAGGTATGGTAAATGATTTGGACACGTCATCCGGGTCTTTTAAAGAAAGAGTGGGGTAATCTATTTCTAGAATGGTATGACACTCTCGAGGACCAAATCGATTCTTGGTAATACCTAAATGAATAATTCCTAATTCAACATCACCCTCCTCGGTCCAGATAGGAAATTGACAATCTGCTGTGTGTGACAATCCCATAGATTCACTCATGGTTTCCAAGCCTGGATTTGATTGACCATAGGCACAATTGTGTGTGAGTAAATTATTTGCTATAAATAAATTGTCATCAGACACGGCAATATCAATGGTATCTTCGTCTGGCAATTCTTCTATTGAGATGATTTTATCTGGTATAAACATATAATTATTCTTTAAGAAATTTTAAGCATTCTTCTACAATTAATCCCGGATTATTTTTATATTCAGACTCCCACACCACCATTGTTTTTATACCCAACTCGGAAAGGTTTAATATTTTTTCTTTATCTTTATTCCAAATATCCAAAGAAGTTAGAGAATTACTGTACGGATTTGGTCTGTCTTGATCTTGATAAAAAAGAGGATTTGCGTGAAATCTATCACCGTGAAATTCTATACATTTATTTTTAAATAAAAAATCTAAACGATATTTTCCAACCCATTTTTCTTTATTTTTTGTTGCATAAAAAATTTCTTTCCTGTCTTTTTTAGAAAAATGGATTTCTATCTTTTTAAAAAGATCTTGAGAAATTTTTGAATATCCACATTGATTACCAGCTTGAAGTTTTTCTACCTTTTCTTTAAATATTTTTGAACCTTTTTCTTGACCATATTTTGATATAAAAAAATCTAAACTACACATTTGTTTTTCTTTAGATTTTATTTTTTCAAATTTTTTTAGACCTTCTTCATTACCATAACATTCAATCATTCTTTCTAAACTTTTATTTCCCTTATTTCTTTCACAAAAAGATTTATATTTTTCTAAACCCAATTCTTGTCCATATCTTCTAATAAAATTTGATACATGCCCTGAACGTTTTTGATTACTTTCTTTGTATCTTTTCTGCCCTTCTTTCTTTCCATACTTGTTTACAAAAGTTTTTAAAGTGAGGCTACTTTTAGAGTTTTTATTTTCAAACAAAAGTTTTCCATTTTCTTCTCCACATTTTAATTGGTAATTTTCCAAAGTATTGGCTTTTCTTTCTCCGGCAGTTTTCTTTTGATATATTTCAAATCTTTTTAAAGGTTCGGACACATTATATTTTGCCATGGTTGCTAAAAATAATATTTCACATGGTTTGAGATTATTATTTTTATATAAAAGATTAATTTCCTCAGATGGAATTGTGTTTCCAGCAATTCTTTCCCATTCTTTACGATCACTTATTTTATTTAATTTTTGAAATTTCATGTGTAACTACTTACAGCAACACATGCTCAAAAATAAAATTTATTGAGTAGCTGATAACAAATAATCCCCCACCGAAAGGCCGTGATCTATAGTGTGCACATTTCCATCTGCTAATGGCCAATAATGATCTCCTGAACAAATGATTTCTTTGCCTGATTCTGTTTTAATTTTATAAACTTTTTTCTTTTCTACGGGATAAACATGTCTAACAGTTACAGCACCATTTTTACCTTTAATACGATCTCCTACTTTAATTGTAGCAATATTGACTGGTTCATATCTATCATCTTTTTCTTTATAAACTGTTGTATTTCTTGTACTTAAGCACCTATTACTTTGAGTTGCGGAAATCAAGGGACAACCAAAATAATAAGTCAGGGCGCGGATTTGTTCCGTAATTTGTTTTACTGATTCGTAAGAATTCATACCCTTTTCTGGAGGTGCCAGAAGATTAATGTAGTCTAATACGATAACATCAGGTTTAATGCCTTTTTTAACTAATCGATCCAAATAAGATTTAATCTGTAATGGAGTAACTGATTTAGGAGGAAACTCTTTAATGATTAATTTAGACATCTTATGTTGAATTTTATATTTTTCTATGCTTTGTTTCAAAGGCTCTGTTTGCATAGAAAGATCATTCATAGCTATCTTAGACAATTGAGAACTAATTCTTTTAGCATAAACCTGCTCTGACATTTCCAAAGAAATTAGCACAACTGTCTTATTTTGATCTAAAATGTTGGTGGCTATGTTACCCAAAAATATAGATTTACCGACATTTGTTACACCATAAAAAACATATAAGGCTCTCCCGGCAGTCATAAACCCTCCGCCGATTCTTTCATCTAACCATTTCCAACCAGTGGGTATTACATCAAAAACCTTTTTTAAGTCTTCGCAGTGTTCTTCTATATTTTCTAAATAATCAAATCCAAAATTTTCTACCAAACTAATATTACAAGCATCTTCAAATTCTTTTAATATTTTAGTGGTGTTAATTTCTCCGGATTGTACCTCTATAGAGGTTCTTAATACTGTACTATACACCGCCTTTTCTCTAAAAAATCTTTCTGAATTTTTTAATAAAATTTCTTTGTCATAATTCTTATCTATATTTTCAAATCCTATAACCACCTGCTTCAATGCGTTGCGTCTTTCCGGTTCTACCATATGAACCTTAAGCTCGGTAATGTTAGGAATTTTTTTGTAATTGGAATAATATTCAGACAAAGATTCAAACACTGATCTAATGTTTTTATCCTCAAAAAAACTAGGTTTAGCGTGTTCAATAATGCTCTCTAAATAAGAAGAATCCATTAAAGCATTATAAATAATCAATTTCTCAAAAAGATTGAGATCCATGGTCAAGGAAGTCTTCATTATAAAATAATAAAGGCTGTTGTCGGGAAGATCAACAGCCTTTATAAACAACTGATTATTGTTGGTATATTGCGGAGTTTTCTGAATGCTCCCACACTTCTACCTTAGAGACCCAACATCGATGATTAGTATGTTCTCTAATAAATCTATCTGCTGCATTAAAACACCATTCTGCAGTTTTCTCTATTCCGACACCGTCCATAATTCTTAGATCACATCCACCATTGTGGTGTAAATCTAAAAATGTCGGCATTAATGGATCATCTTCTGCTACACACAATGTATGATCAAATTGTTGCTGTAAGATACTTTTAAGATCTTTAAGACCTCCAAAGTCTACTGCCCAATTTTTATCATCCAAGGACGAGCATTCAAACCAAAACTTGGCTTTAAGTTCATATCCGTGAACATATGAACATCTTTTAGAGTTGTTTCCAGCATGTGGCCTAGCTCCATCTAGACCAGAACGCCACTGCCGAAAAGCACAACTACCTAATTTAATTACTTTAGTTGATTGAAACATATTAATTTTCTTGTTCAGATTCTAATTCATCCATTTCGGGAGAATCAACTGTTTCTTTGCGATACTTTAATTGTTCCTGGAGTTTTGCTTCGATTTGCGGAAGGATCTT